GGATTGATCCCAGCCCTTCGACGGGCTCGTTCCGAATCCATGTTGACGCTGCCAGGAGTCCCAATTTGTGTCGAAGAAGATGGGCGTGTCGCTTTGCTTTTCTTTGGGTCACGAGAGGAAGAACTGCCTGGAGTGAAAGGTTTAGCAAGGTAACTATAAACATCACCTAACACGCCCAGAGAGGAAAGCCCTCCTACACCTTTTTTCTCACCAGCCATTAGCTTGCCGCCTTAATCTGAGAAGCCAAAGAAGCACGCCTCTCCGCAGCAGACATCAACCCATCAAACACCGAGCGATCCATCGTCCGACCAGCATCCTGAATCCTGAACTCAGAACCAGCCAAAGCATCCTGCAACGCCAACTCCAACCGACCAAGGTTCCGAAGCTGATCACCATAAGCACGACCCGTGTCACGCTTCAAAGTCCCAGAATCAAGCATCCCACGCCGATTAAACGTCTGAGGCATCGCCTCCATACGTTTATCGAACGCACGCTGCAAATCCATTTTCCCAATCTTCGACTGTCGCCGTAACCCAGACTGGGCATACTCCTGAGCAGCAAGAGAACGCCCATACTGATTAGCAGGCTGCTTAACAAAACCACCGTAATAAGAGCTCCCAGGAGCATTAGCTCCAGCCAAAGCCCCGAAAGTCGCAGCAGCTATATTCGCTTCGCTATCTGGTTTAGCAGTCCAATAATTGAGCGCCATAACCCACCGTCCGTCTACCTATTCGCTATCCGCTGTCCCACAACAGTCACAAGATTCACAAGTACATTGAGCCGCTTCAAGATTTGCAATGTGTACTCGCATCAATGCAAGTTCCCATTCCATCTGTCCACGCTCACTTAAAGAAGCAATAACTTCTTCGATACCTACGTCAGCGCTCATACGGCTGGCTCTGGAACTGGTTGCACCTCTTCGGGTGCAGCCCCAACCAAAGCATCAATCTCTGCTTCGTCTAACCCGAGATCAGCTAGTTTCTGGCGACCAGAAAGTGCTTTCTCTCGCTCCGCAGTTCGACTAGCGAACTCAGCATCAACAAGTTCTTGATCTCTGGCTACACGAACTTTGTGTTCTTCAAACTCTTCGTCAGTCATCAGACGCTCAGTTTGAATATGCGTTTGACAGTCGTATTCCGTTATCAGAGGTCTTTCTTCTTCAGACATACCTATTTCCTTTACTCATTAATATCTTTGGAATCCCACGCATAACAAACAAACACTGACCCAGGGGCCCAGTTATTTCCGTTATAGATGTGGAGGTTGTACGGCCCACCATTACCACCGCTAGGTCCACCACCCACAGAGGTGTTGTCATTGATGGCTATCGAGGCATTAGAGGCAGTGTCGCTCCCATTTGGCCGTACAGAGAAACTATTTATGTTGCCGCAAGGCTTATGGTTGGCCCCAAAGTTGTAGTCGATGAAACCGTGGTCAAACTGAGCATCACAATTTGCTAAAGAGTTCGTCGCAGTGTTCACGGCATAGCTGTACTGCCAAGTACTTCCCTGCCAAGGCGAACCGAAATTGGCCCCTGAATAGGTGTAACTAGGACTGGTGTTCCAACCATTAACCGTGGTGTTTGAGGTAGTCCCAGTAGTTTGGTAGTAAAAGCCACTGCGATCCCAAGAGGAAGAGTTATCCGAATAGATGTAAGGGTAGCTACCGTAGGAATTGATGTCGTTATTGCCGTTAGATAACGCCCTGAAATAGATGCGGAAACTCAGACGCCAAGTTTCGTTCACATTGATGTTCGTGGCATTACCCGAACTGACACCGAGATTGATGTTATAAGGCGATTGAGCAGCAGTGGGATTAGTGAAGGAAACAGTCGAGGTTGCGTTTATAACTCTTACGGTCCCGATATACCTAAGAGGAGTTTTTTGAGTCATTACCAACCATCTCCTGAGCCTTTGTATCCGAGCATCGTGAACTCGGTTCCTTCCACGTAAGTCGGAGAAGTAGAAGCGCTATAAGTCCCGTAATTGGTTAAACGCATTTTCATGCTCCTCCACGGACCTTTGCCCCAGTCACGGACAGTCGAATTTCTTTGAACGTCTAAAGCAAACGCTCCGTTAAAGTAACGAGTGTTAGAAGCTGTGTAGTTATCGGCCATTGTTCCTGAGAAATACACTTGTTTTGGGCATTGGCTATTTGGCCCCATCAACTGCATTCTGACCCCAAAAGCCTTCTGGTAAGTGTCGTCGATGTTGTTGTCCATGCTTACTGGAACATACCCAGAGTAAATAGGGTTACTATCGCTTCCTCGCCACGCAAAACCATATTTGTTGTAGCCAGCCCAAGAACCGTAGGCACTCATATACATTCTAGATACATCAGCGGTCCAGCCAGTAGAACTCGTATCCCAAGTGTCTTGCATCTCGCAACTCATAAATTGGACTTGACCAGTTGCGCCTGAATCTTGATCTTTGGTGTAGCTACCTGCGACATGAATTTCGATTAGGTCGTACTCCGTAGGAATAGATGCAAAAGTAAAGCTGTTTACGGTGTTCGTTGCTGGAACGGTGTATTGACCGAGGATGTAACAATGATTGTCGCTCATTAGACTTTTCCGCCCCACCCGAACACGGAGATACGGTTATAGCTAGTGCTGCCGTTCCCATAGTTAGTCCACATATTGAAATTCGTAATCGGTTGACCTTTCTGAAAGTACCCACCACCTGCACCCGAATAGGCGTAAGAGGTCGAGGAACCATTCGCTCCAGTGGACTGATATCTCCAAGGCTTAATCACTGTCGAAGACGAATAGTTCCAAATATCTATCGTTATGAGGTGCGGATAATCCGAGTAACCAGCGCCATCACTGATTGTGGTGCTAGCAGCAGTGGTGTAGCCCTGGTAATCGCCTTGGGACCACCCATCGGTGAAGTATGAATGAGAACCGTAGGTGTTGGAAGGAGTAGAGCCACTGGTACTGCCCGAGTTAAAGTTAAAGTAACCCGTCCCATACCAGTTTGATTGCTGGGAGTTATGGGCAAAGATACGCAAATGCTTGTAAGTCTGCGGAATGCTACCAACCATTTGGTAGCCACTTGCTTCAGTAGAAACAAAATGTTCCCAATCCATTTCAGGGTTCATGTCTTCCGAAGAAGCAACAGCCCCCCAAGTCATTCTCGCCGCAGTAGTTACACCAGCCATTAGCTCAAAAGCCCTGCAAGAATCCAAAGATCAGCCGCACACTTCGTCAAAACAGCCTGACCATACTGACCAGTGATATTCAACGCAGCGTTATACGAATAGATCGTTACACCAGAACCCTGAGCAAACGTCGTTTGACCTGCCCCATATTGGACAACATTGATTGTTGTTCCAATGTCATAGTTGACGCTCGAAGATGGCGGCACCGTCACGGTGTTCGCCGCAGCGTTCGTCATCTTGACGAGCTTGCCAGCGTCCCCAGCAACCAACGTATACGCAGTACCTGTCTGCTCATTAATGGTGAATACGTCGGTACCAGCTAGTTCTGCGTAACCCAAAGAGTTCCACGCAGTAGCGCCGTCACCAATCTTGTACTTGTATCCATCAGTTTCTAACCCAAGCTCACCAAGAGCGAGCGTCGGGTTAGCAGTAGTCCAGTTGCTGCTGGAGTCTCGTCGGAGTTGAATTTGTACAGCCATTTATATTCCTTGTGCGTTCCCACCAGTAGCCGTAGCCCCGATGCCTCCATAGTTAGTTGCCGCTTCCCCACCATCAAGATTGTTGACAGAAGTACCGTGTGGACCCGTTGGACCAGTAGGTCCACGGAGTCCTCCATAAGCAAGAGAGCTCCAAGCAGTAGCTCCATCACCAATCTTCAAGGTCATGGCCTGTTCACCACCACCAGCGTCCGTTTGGATTGCCATTTCCCCGTCGGCTAAGACAGGATCAGCGGCAACCCAAGCCGCATACGTTCCTCGACGGAACTGAATCTGAATAGGCACTACGTTGGCCCTCCTGCGTCAATAGGTGTGACGCCTCCATAATCTCCATTAGCGTTCGAAGACGGAATGCCTCCATTCACCAAACCACTAGCTTGACCAGCAGCCCCAGTTGGACCATTCGGCCCAATCGGGCCAATCGGGCCAGGAGGCCCTCCAGGGGGACCAAGCGGACCAGTCGGTCCCGTTGGCCCCGTCGGTCCAAGTGATCCTTGCGGCCCCACCAAGCTGAAACCAGGAGGCCAAACACCACTAGCTTTTGGTCCAAAGAAATAGTTGTTATTGACGTTCAAATAGAAGTCGCCATCAGTGCCAGTGACACCTTGTGGATCACCCACACCACTCAGAACAGTTGCCCCATCTGGGCCTGTAGGTCCCGTTGAGCCTTGCGGTCCAGCCGCACCTTGTGGGCCAGGACCACCAGCAGTACCAGCAGAAGAAATGACCTGCCAATAACCGCTACCCGAAGCTGGGGTTTGCCCAGAATGAGCGGTTCTAGCTACATACGAACCATTGCTGTACTCGACAACATCACCAACAGAGTAAGAGGTACCCGAAGACCATGTTCCCTGATAACGGAAACCGTCAGCATAAGAAATGAGGTTCGGTCCACCGCCGACATCGTTGATGTACGTCGTACCTGTCGGCATTATTCGAGCGCCCCCATACGGTCATCGAGGTCTTGAACAGCTTTAACAAGCATCGCGAGCATCGACTTATCCCGATAAACAATCGGATCGCCGTTCTCGTCATACAAGGTTGCGTCAGGAGCAGCTTCGTGGACTTCTTCAGCGATGAAACCAAGCTCAGGAGTTTGTGTTTCGTAATCCAAACCAGATTTGGTGGCAACTTGTTCGTTCCAACGGAATGTACGAGGCTTTAACGCTCGAAGTTTTGTCCAGTTCTCTTCAGTTCCAACATCTTCTACGTCTTCTTTGAAACGAATCGACGAAGAACTAATGCCAAGCTGATTAGTTCCGCTTGTCGTAATGACAGCGTTGCTTCCTGAAAGCGTCGGCCAACCACTTGCAGCCCGTAAGTCAAGAACTTTACTGCCTACAGGTCCTGACTCAGAGATAGTCAGATGGGAATTGTCGTTGTGAACAAATTGAAACCCAGGAAGGTTGCTAGTCGGAAGGTTGTCTTTCCACTCAATGTAATCCTCGCTGGAGGAGTAGTCATTGCCCATGTAGATACGGGCATAATCAAACCGAGTCTGTACTCGAAGCTCACCACCGATATCGACGTTCGCTCGAACATTCAACCACTGACAATTAATACGAGTACCTTTACCAAGCCCATAATCAGTTGAAGTTCCAGGCACACTTTCGTTCAAATTCGTGTAACCAATAATGTCGCCACGAATAGCCATCGACCCATCAATAACAAGCCGATACTCGGACTCGGGGCGACCTTCAGTCGGCCCCACATAGCCTTCACCAGCACGTTTCGAATAAACCGAATAACGATGCTTCTCAGTCGCATAGTTACCTGCATCAGCCGCAGGAGCAGCCACATCAGATATCATCGAAAGTTCAGTTGTGTTGTTTCCTGGCCCAGTAGCCGTAAACCCAGCACGATACTGGTGGTCATACAGCCAGTTGCCAGCAGTCTCACCATTAATGTTGGTAGTTGTTCCAAGCCCGATCACGTCATGCTGGGCGTTGTTCAAGTACAGGGCCCCAGCACCAGCAGTTTGAGTTCCCAAACTCACAGTCCCAGTCGAGGTCAGAGCTACCGAAGACAAAGAACCAGTGACAGCGACATCGCCGCTCACCGTTCCACCCGTGTTTTGAAGAACGCCTGGGTATGTTGCTGTTTGACCAGCAACTCCCTCCAACCATTTCTTTACTTCATTCCAGTTGTCGTTGTACTCCGATGCGATGATTGCGTCACCAGGCGTAGCACTATTTGGGGCAGTAAAAGTTGCCATTATCGCAAGCTCCTATGTCTATATGTGAATGCCATAGCGTTTACTTCCCAAGCCTCATCGTTATTTGAAGGGCCATCAATCTTCATCTGTATGGCTTTAGCTGTCCCAAGTGTTGGGAGTCGTTCTATTTGCGTGATGCTGGTGTTGGGTTCCCCACCCCAAAATGCAGTCGCAGAAGCCGCATCTTCACCCCATAAACCTGTTCCCCCAATAGGGGTAACATTTGGGGGTGTCCCTGTTTGACCAGAGCACCAAGTCGAAGCAGTCAACGCACCTGTTTGCACACCAAACGGCATCGACTTCTTAGAAGCTGAGTTGTCATAGTCAGTAAACAGATTTGCTGTTAAAGCAACCGACGAATCCGACGAAGTAACAACCCGAGGCTTACCCCAGCGTTTACGAACAACAGGATTCTTACCAACGAGCCAACTCGTCGTGTACGAGGAATTGATATGTGTAGCTGCGGTGCCATAAAAATCAGACTCACGATCTTGCTCTAAGTTGATTATCCGACCCTGATGAGTTAAATCTGAACAACCAGCCATGAGCTCTTGTTGAGCGTTCGCTGGCGCATACGTCAACATCACGTTGGCGTCAATATCGGTCATCGTCCACGCCCCACCCATACCGAGGGTCGGATCGAAGATCAGAACTCGACGAGAAGTATTCGATGAAGAATTATCGGACCAATCAACCGACACATAAAGACGGTTCTTGAACCAAGCAAGCTGTGGAGGGTTCGTGAACTGCAACCAGCCGTCATCGATAGCTGGCTGCAACTTCTCAAACACCCACACAAACTGTTGACCGTCATACAGCCAAACACCTTGCCTGTCGTACCAGAAGTAAACGCCGTAAGGCGTTGACACAGGAGAGCTCTTAGAAACCGAACCGACATCCTGCGTTAAAGCAACCAACTGGAAAGTGTCAGTGCCATATCCGTATAGGGCATGAATCGAATTGGTTTTGAAAATCAGTAAACGGTCAGCGAAAGGAAGAATCGCAGAGAGCTCATCGCCTCGTTCACCGACGTTCACATCGACGTAATCGAATTCGTTCCACGATTCAGGATCATTGACTTTCGACCAGCGCACACGATTCTTATACGCTGTGCCACCCTCAGTTGAGGAAGCAGTCCAAGCAAAGTTGTTCCAATGGCATGTGTAGTGAGCTATCGGATAGTTCCCTGATGAGCCATTCAAGTTCGTAGCAAGGTTCGAAGCAGTCGTGCCGTCATAAACGAACGAAGAGTTCGTTCCTGACACTCCATAAAACTTTGAGTTCGTAGTCTGACCGTACATACGGTCGCCGTTTGCGACCGAAGGTCCAGCAAGCGTCGTGAAATCAGAAACTGAAGACTCAGCAACCGTTGTGCCATACGAACAAATAACTCTCGCCACACCACCATCAGGCGTGTACTGGCTGAGTCCCGTGACATTCTGGTTTAACGCAGTCGTATTTCGTTTATTCACCCCAAGACGCATCTTGATCCCACCCCGAGGGTCAACATCGACGTTGAGCATCGCAGGACTCTCAGATGGCGCAAGGTTGAACTGATCCGAACGCAAATTCAGACCGCCACTGAAGTCTTGAAGCATCTCTAACTGGAAATCAGACTTCGCCATCAGCTATTCCCATGCGTACCGAAGTCGGCCAGGAGCAAACGAGCGCACCTTGTTTTGGTTTAGCGTGACTGGTTGCGCCGCTGGTGTCGCCAAATATCTAGCACGCAAATTATCGAGCTCACGATTGAAAATAGCCAAATACTGAGCGGCCATTCCTGGGTCTTCCTGCTGTTCATACGCTCTCGCAATTCCATAAGTAGCGAACAGAATGTGGAACGGTTCAGGAAAGTCGGAAGGCTCAGTCAGATCAGCCGAGCCAGCCCCAAACGCAGTCGGGTTCTTAAACCCACGAACATTGATCGTAGATCCAGAAGAAGGAGTTGGGTAAAGGCGAACATTGTCAGCCCAGAAACTCCAATAAGTCGGAGTTCCTGAACTCGCTGAATCAATCGAATACTGCTCATCCCCTTCATCGATACCTATAAAGGCGAGTACAGCGTCATCGGTACGAAGAGCCGCAATAGTTCGCAAGCCACCAGTGATGGCTGCACCCACAGTGGCCTTCGAATAGTCAGAGGTTCCCGAAACTGTGGTGAAGGTTGTGCTTACTTCGTACCAAGGCCAACGAGACTCGGAGTAGACCACACTGTCGTAGCCTTCTCCGATCATTCTGTTGAGGTTGTCGTTACTAATATCTGAGGAGTCGATCTCAACGACCGACTGGATGTAGGCCCTCATCGTTGCTATATCCACTGACTACTCCTCGGTGTGGAAAACGCATCTGTCGGTGTCTCCGACTGGTCGTCCTTTACAGGGTTCACCCGATTTGGTTGTTGAAGAACAACCAACGAGCGTTTCAATAATCTGCGTCATCGGTTCGATTGCTTGAACATTCCGATTCCCTATAGGGCGATCAAGTCTCGAAGCGACTTCTCTGCTTCCGTGTCCTGGGTCGTCGTAATGACGAGCGTTCTTCGAGTAACTCAACTGGTGGGTTCGATTTGTTCTACCGACGTTTCGCATAAATCCTCAAAAGTTGACTTAGTGGGGGGCCGAAGCCCCCCACGGTGTCAGCTAGCAGTGACCTTTAGAGGTCAGTGATAACGCCTTGACGAGCTCGGTTTGAGCAGGTCATTGCGCCGTAGCAAAGGATTTGGCTATATACCGCATCCAAGGTGTGTGGTCGCACGAACGGAGTCGCTTTGAACCAAGTGTCAGCATGTTTCACCAACTGTAGATACTTGGTGTTCAGGAAGTACATTGGCTGATCGCCAGCGTCGTAACCTGTTGCACCTGTTGATATCGCTGCATCAAAGGTAATTGGGCATGACTTGAACATGAGGTTGTTGAAGCCAGCATCAGCCATGTCGGTATCGGTGTACCGAATGTTTGATGTCAGAAGGCTTTCATATTTCTCATAGGCTTGCTGTGACGTAATGATGATCGTCGGCTGGTCGTTACCATTCGAGCAGTCGTTGTACATCGTTGCCATCGCCGCAACCGTCAAGTTAGCGACACCAGTTCCAGTGGCCTCTTGTGACTTCCAGAAAGCGCCTTCAGTGGTTGACGGATCAATGCCAGCCATTGCGTTAGCAGTCAGAGCCGAGCCATCAACAATCTTTTTGAGGCCAAGCATGTCTTTAGAGCTGTTACCAGTGCCATCGGCATACAACATGGTGTTGAGGTTCTCGATAATTGTTTCCTGTGTCTGGAAAATCTTGCCTTCCAGCAGGTCAATTATTGCAGCCTCACCATTGTTCTTAGCTTCTTCTATACCTGTGATAGATACAGTTGCTGCGTACTGTTTCCAGTTGTATTCAGCAGCAGAGATGCCCTCTTGCTGTCCAACTGGAATTGCGTCAATACCAGCGTATGAACCTGCGGTGTCATTCTTGCCGTAGATAACTGGAACAACAATCTTCGCTCCACCAGACACTGTTCTCATGGTTTGACCGTTAGTCAAAGCATAGAAAAGTGGGCGAGCAGAGAAAATATTATCAGTTAGCTTAGGGACGTAGTTATTGAGAGTCGTAGACAGAATCTCATCAAAGTTGGTGTTGGCACTTGCCATACCGTTTCTCCTGTTGTTAGTGCTTATTCAGCGTGCTGTTTAAGAGCCTGAGCAAACGCATCTCGAATAGACGAAGGAACTTCCTTCGAATCAGGAACAGCAGAAGGTTGCTTCGATCCACCAGCCTCAACCGTGGAGGCTTCACGCTTCTTCTCATAAACATCCAACTCAGATTTGAGTTTCGACCGCTCCTGCTCAACAGCGGAATACCGCATATGAGTTAAAGCAGCTTCAAGGTTGTCGATACCGTTTTTGACGGCATGTTGAAGAAGTTCGGTTGAATCGAAGTCTCCGTACTTATCCTGAAGACTCTCGACCGTTTTCTCAATTTGTTGCTGACGTTGAAAGCGATCCTGTTGCTCTAAACGAGCTTCAAGTTCTGCAATTCGCTTCGAGTTCGGGTCCACATCTTCATCCATCATGTCGAAATCATCTTCAGGTGAAACACTGCGGTTGCCCATACCCACATCGAACGTGCGTGCCAAAGCACCAATAGTCGCCTCAGGATCATTCTCCAAAGCGGTAACAATGCTTTCAGCTTGCGCTAAACGTCGGCGTTCGTCGGCAAGTTCCTGCGTCTTACGGGTGTAATCACCCTGACGTTGGTAACCAGCCTGAAGTTCGTCAAGGGTGACCTGCTGCTCTTCGCCATCAATCTTGATCGCATAGAGCTCTCCAGGTTCCTCTGAAACTTCCTCTGTTACAGACGCATCAGGAGTATCCATATCACTGGGTTCCACTGCGACTTCTTCTTCGGCCATTAGGCCCTCCATTTGAGTCCAAAAGGTTGCTCAACTAGAGGGAACTGGGGTGTCCCATTATGAAGATGGAAGCGCAACACCCATCTGATTTTGTAGCTGCGAAACCATCTCAGGAGGAACTCCCCCCATCGGTGCGTTTGGTTGCCCCACCGTGGGTTCTAGTCCAGCAGCAGCTTCAGGTGGCACATTGGCCATACCTGGATCTTCAGGGCCGTCGGGGACCGACGGTGGGGCTTGCATCAAGAACTTCTCAGGATCAGGAATACCGAATCCGCTTTGAAGAACATGACGAGCTAGTTGCTGAGGGTCAATGACTTGACCCACCAGCGGAGCAACAGCATTCAACAAACTGATTGCCTGCTGCTTACGAACCGTGTCATTCATAGGTTGAGTAGACCCAGCCTCAACAGTGAAATCGTATTCGCCAGTGATGTCGTCACGGGAATACGGAATCCAAAGGTCAGCGCCATCAGTTTTCGTCATCCGAGCCATCTGCTCACCAGTCATAAACTGTTGCATCAACTGAACAACACGACGAGCAACATGACTAATACCGATCTCGACAATCGCGAGCTTGTCAGCAGCCCGAGCATTCTGAGCATCAGCAATAATGCTGGCCTCAGTAGCAGTACGACGAGTCTCAGGGAGACCGCCCTGTGCGTACTCGCTTACCCCAGAAACCATGTTGATATCGCCAGTAATGATCTCTGAATAAGAATAAATTTCTGGACTTACAGGAACCTGAGGCATTGGTTGAACAACGTCCTGCAATGGACGATTCTCGTCCACGACAGGGACCATACGTCCATCATCTTCAGATTCGAGAGCCTCTCGACCTGCACCATCAAACGAACGCTCGAAATACAAGTATTTACGTGCGTACCGTTTCCTGTCGTTCATCAACTGAGTACGAGTCTTATCGAGCTCTAATTGCATCGACTCGATGGACTCCAAATCACCCATCGGCATGAACTGGTCAGGAACGTCGTAGTTACGCAACATCACAAACGGCACACCAGATGCGTATGGCATTGGCATCGGATCAACCAAATAGCCTTCACCGTTTTCTGCGAACACACACAAAGTGTTGTTCTTGATGTCGTAATACTCCCAAACAGTGCACAACTGTTCGGTCATGGTGTAGTCGGTCGCTTCTTCTCTTTGAGGAGGCGAGTCCGAGTACACACTGTTGGTGCCTGCGTCAGCGCCAACGCTCTTACGAGTCGAAGGTTTGTAACGCTTATCGTCCTGTACTTCAGAAAGTGGACGGATGATGCGTTGAGCCATCCAAGCTGCATCGTCCATGCAGGTTGCTTCAGGGTCAACGAATATGTCGAACGGCGAGATCCGTTCCACGTATGGCTGGTCCTCGACGACTGCCATGTCGGTGGTTGGCACCATCGACGCAATCTCTTCATCAGATGGCAGATCGGCAGCGAGCTCAGGAGCTTCCGCAGCGAACATATCTGCTTCGATCATCTGGCGTTCGGCCATCTCCATGCGTTCTGATTCGCTTAACGCAACTTCGACTTCTTTGAACGCCCAACCAACTTTGAGCCAGCCATGACCAATAATCAGGAAGTCTTTAACGGCCCGTCTAAACGGGGAACGAAAGTCGTGATGTCGCCATAAATGGTTTACGACAGCTTCAACGAAAGCGGCTCGATCCTCATCTTCGGGAGTGTTGGCTCGAACAAGAACTTTCGGGTGATTAACTGAAACTGACGGAGCGACCACATTGATCAACGAGAACGCCATGTTGACAACGATCAGATCTTGATCGTTCATCGTTCCTTTAGGCCAATGCTTCCCTCGATAGAGGTCAATCATTCGACGCCAAGTGTCGTCGTAACCTTGATCGGAACGCCAGCGACGGGTGCGAGCAAGGCGCTGTCTATATGTCTTTAACTTGTCGGCCTTGCTCACTCTCGCCATTAGAACGTCGCTTTCTCAGGAAGTTTCTCTATGTTCCGACCCTGCGCCTTAGCCTCAGCAAACACCTTCTGCTCACGTTGACGTTTTGTTAGTCCCCGTTCATCAGGAGGCAGAGTTGAATCGAATCCATTGCCTTGGTTGACGATGATCGACTTCAGTCGGATTCGTCGTTCATATAGTTCTTGGAGTTCCGTTAAAGGAACAGCGCCACGTCGAATAATGACGTACTCGCAAAATTCCTCAAAGCTCGCCCCATCAGGTAGGACGGCCATAGCTATGCGTCAGAGCCACCGAAATTCGGTTGTTTACCTGCTGGTTCAACTTCACCCGTTGTTCCATGTTGGTTCTTTGGAGTCATCCGAGGCGAGGTCTCCCCATAACCACCTGTCTGATTCGCATACTTGCCTGCGTCCATGCGTTGCTTAGGGCTCTGTGCTCCCCCTGGACTCCAAATTGGATTAGCAGACACGCTGCCACCACGTTCCATAACATCATTTTTGCCTTGGTTAGCACCATCCACCGAACGAGTTGCTGATGTGTGTGCGACATTTCTTGCCATTAGATCTCCCGAAAAAGAGGTTCAATCAAATGATTCAAGGTGTCCCACGAACCGTGTTTTGACCAATCGTGAAGCCATCGCCAACAGTTGGACGCTTCACCATGTCCGCAAACCAGTCCAACGTCCAATACTGAGATTTGTTGTCTGGCGCATACTCAGGAGAGTGAGCAAACTTACGCATCTGGTTAGCCAAAGCCAAAGCCATCACACGGTCGTCATATGGGCTACCACTCATCGAGCCTCGTTCGTTACGCACAAAAGTGCGTAACTCCGCAATCGTATTCTTGTCGTACACGACCAGCTCATCGCTTCTTAAAGCCGACCCAAGCTCATCGATCATCAACGGCTTACTCGTTCTGGTGGTCTTCCACCCATATTCCTGAGACATCTTGTTCGACACAGAGTTCAACGACCTACGCCGATACAACCTCGGATACCCCAAATGACGTAACTCTGTGATCGTCGTCAACCCGTGGTTGTTGGACTCAACGCAGCACAAAGCTGAGTTGAACCACACACCCACCGAATACACCTCTTCAGCAAGCAAATCAGGAGCAATATGGCCATGCCAAATAGCCACCTGTTCCCCAGTATTAACATCAATAACCTGAATAACCGAATAGTCACCATGCGCTAGCCCCTCCGCAGTGTCCACCCCCATCACATATGCGTGATCCAGTTCAGGTGCAACCCATTGCGTATACATCAGGCAGCCTGCTCGAATTTGATGACGTTGCCTCGACGGTCGAGGTAGCCCTCGACGCCTCGACGGCACTGCTTCTCCAACTCTTCGAGTACATCAAGATCAAAAACTGACTGGCCTGACTTAACGAAAGCCTCTTCAGGAGTGCTCGGATACTCCTGAGCAAGTTGCCACGGCAACATCGACTGTTTCTTCTCTTCATACCAAGCGTCCCCACGGTTCTTATCGCCAGCATTCCAAGGGAAAAACATTGGACTGAACTTGTTCGCACCTGTACTCGCACCCACCCAGAGTTCATGGAAGAAGTTCCCTGAACCCTTAGCCGTACTCAACCCAATGATGCGACCTCCCACATCGGCCACAGGCTCAATCGAGGCCCACGCTTCCTCTGCATTCGGAAGAAACGCCCACTCATCGACCACAATTAGCGTCGCAGATTCGCCACGAGCAGGATCAGACGCAGACGGCATCGAAGTGATCTGCGAAGAGTTATCGAAAGCCATACGTTGCTGATGGTCAACCAACGACTTCGGGCCACGCTCAACCATCCACTTCGGCATGCTGATAGCCGTACTTCGTTTTCTTCAACAACAAAACTGCTTCACGCTCAGTACGAGACAAATCAATAATGTTTTGGTCAGGCGTAAAAAACGCTGTCCAAAACTGGTGAGCAGCAACCAAAGTCGTCCACCCAATCTGACGAGCCTTCAACGTCAACGAATACCTGTTCAAACGCCACTCATTCAACGCTTGGGACTGAGCATCCCTTAAGTCGAACAGAATTTTTCCATGAGCAGGATGCTGGATATGCCAGTAATTACGCAAAAAATAGGCTTCATCAGCCACACATCTGCGCCATTCGATTTCCTGCTTCAACTCGGCAAGGCGAGACATGCTTAACAACTCCTATTGGCACTACGAACAAGCTCTAACGCAACACGAACTCAACTACTTACAAGCGGTGGCCCACTCAGAGCTCCAAACGTCAATACCAGGAATCCATTTAGGTGAAACAGAAAACAAACGAGAATCAGAAATCGCTTGGTGTACCGACCCACGCACCCTCCAAATCGCCACATCACTCATATATGAAGCAAACCGCAACGCAGGATGGTGGTTCGACCTGAACATCCCCGAATCCGCCCAAATAACCCAATACTTTCCAGGCGGCCACTACGACACCCACTCTGATGGCAAAACCGACCACATCTCAAAACGGCGACTCACCACAGAAAAACTGTCACCCATGCCGCTCGACATGACAGACCAACCAGAAATGGTTGGACTAGTCAGGAAACTCTCACTCAGTATCAACCTGACACCCCAACACGAATACGAAGGCGGCGAACTTCAACTCGAAATTGGAGACGAAACACACAGCATCACAGGCAACGCAGGATCAGCAACAATCTTTCCCAGTTGGACCAACCACCGTGTATGCCCCATCACCAAAGGAGAACGGCGCAGCCTCGTCATGTGGATGAACGGACCACCAATCCGCTAACACCCCATACTTTTACGCAACTGCTCCCACACAGACCATTG